TGAGTGCTGGAAGGGGCTTACTCGTACGGAGAATCAGGAAGAAAACTCTCCTGCGATTTTCTCCAATCGTTTTTACAATGTGAAATCCGCGATATATGGTCGAGATGAGAGTTCTTATGCGAATGTCGCTTATGTTGCCGGTGAAGGTGAAGGAAATGCAAGAACTATTGTCGAAGTAGATATCCGCATGGATCAGGCAGAAGAGCGCCGGGAAATATATGTGGACGCTAGAGATTTGCAAAGCGAGTATCAGGATGGGAGTGGAGCAAAACACACCTATGATTCTGCCCAATACCGCGCCATTCTTAGGCAGAGAGGACTGGAAAAGCTTTCGGAATACTCAAAGATTGAGACGGTTCACTCAGATATTGATGCCGGCGCTAATCTTGTATATATGAAGGACTTCGACCTAGGAGACCTTTGTACATATCAAAATATGGATGTAGGAATCGAGTGCGACGAAAGAATAACCGCAATCCAAGAGGTATACGAAGGAGCAAAAATGACCTTGAATGTTACCTTTGGCACAGACGAGGCGACGACTATCACGAAGATTATAAAAAGGGAGGCAAACTAAATGCTAAGATTTGGCTATTTCGATTCAGAGATTATCGGTACGGATCCGGAAGGAATGCCGATATTCGACAGGGCAGAAACGTCCGACCTATTTCGATTACTATTTGCAAAGCTTGTCAGTAATGGGGTTCTTGCTCAGCCCGGGGACTGCTTTCAAGTGCTTGCGTCGGAAGGGCTAACCGTTAAAGTCCGCCCGGGCTTTGGACTGATTCAGGGCGCATTTGCCTATGATGATTTAGAGAGTACGCATACCTTAAGTAAAGCGCCGCAGCAGTACGCGCGGATTGATAGAGTTGTGTTAAGGGCAAACTATAAAAATCGATGCTGTGAAATCATTGTGAAGGAAGGAACTGCTGCAGTGAATCCCGTTGCTCCAGCTCTTCTTACTCCGGCACGAGGAGACTACTATGAGCTTTCTCTTGCTACAATTTACATTCAGTCAAATGCAACAGCGATTACGCAGTCCGCAATAACCGATACCCGTGGGGATAGTTCGGTCTGTGGCTTCGTTACGCAGCTTATAGATCATCTCTCTACGGAAACATTCTATGCGCAGCTAAACGGTTTTTATCAAGACTTTACCCGTAGGGTAGAGCGTAACTATAGTGAGCACACAGGGAAGATGGACGAGATCGAGGAGTCATTACAGGGGAATTTCCAATCATGGTTTGAAACGGTTGAGCGAACTCTCACAGATACGCCGGTTGGAAATCTCTCGGCGCAGATTGATAGGCTGAAAGGGGAAACGATTGTAACTATTCCGGCTAATGCCTGGAGTAACTCCGCGCCATATAGCCAAAAGGTGGCTGTGCCAACTGTCAAGGCTACAGACTCAGTAACAATGGGAAAGGCCTACACAAAGGACAACACTTTAGAAGAGATAGAGACATGGGACGAAATGGCTGGATTAATCACCAGTGCGGAAGTTAGTGATGGGTATGTAACTTTTTACAGTAAATCAGAGAAGCCTAGCCGTACCTTTAAAGTAAAGCTGAAAGGAGTCAAGTAATGAGTGAAGTATTTATACCATTAGGCGGTGCAGGAGGGAAGAACAGAGGCGGAGTAGCGATTGTAGGTGCTGATGCAACTATCCAGGATATGTACGGAATGGTAACTGTTCCTCTTCCTGCAGGAAATTACAAAAAATATGTTGCCAATGGCGAGGCATATATGCCTGGATATGGTGATGGAAAAAACGCCGTTCTAGGATTGAATAAAGAATTTATTAAGAAGGCCGCTTTGCACGCTTTCGGAATCGCCTCTATCATAAATTTTAGCCTAGCCCTGTATGCGCACAAGCAAGTCCGGCTTACATGGGCGAAACCCACTAAGGGCTTGTGGAGCGGAGTGCATTTTGTTTTTAAATATGACAGTATGCCGACGAGCATTACGGATGGATTCTATATGCTTGATAGTGCCGATGTGCATTTTGAGACAGGAAGACTTGAAGAGCGACAGCTATATATCCGGGCATTTAACTATGTTACTACAAACGAGGGGCGGTGGTACGACGATGGGAAAGTAAGTGCGACAATCCGTGTAAGTGGAATTAGTGGAGCAGTATCCTTTGGGGTAGGAGCTGGCACTTGGACAGTTCCGGAAGGAGTACGAAGAATCCGTTATATCTTGGTTGGGCAAGGCGGACAAGGTGGATGGGGAACCGGATTTTACGCTCCAGGAGGCGGTGGAGGTGGAGGATATTTCACCACTGGCTATATGGACGTTACACCCGGACAGGGCATACCGTGGATAATACCGTCTGCTAGTGCTGATTTTAACAATCTTGGTGGAGTGTATAAACAAGGTTTAGACACCGTGTTCGGTTCGATTCGTTCGCAACACGGACGGTCTCCGTTGCGTAATGGATTCAGAAACTATAATAATCATCTTTATAGCAATGGTGGAGATGGTGGCTCTGGTGGGGCGGCATACAGCGGTTCGCCTGGTTCAAACGGAAATGACGGTAGCGGTTCATATCCAAGTATCTCTGAAGGACGGAGGGGAGACAAAACTACTTATTATTTCGACAGCATTAGACCTGGTTATGGACAGCACACAAGTACCACAGGTTTTAATGGGGTTCTGTATTCAACCGGAGGCATGGCGGGAAATAGGGGTAATGATTCAGAAGGTGCAAGTGGAACGGATGGTTTAGGCAATGGCGGTAACGGAGCAAATGCCAGAGGGTATGGCGGCTCACGTGTCGGCGGTCGCGGTGGAACTGGCTGTATCTACATAGCATGGGGTTCTTCCATGAATGACGGAAGCTAAAGCCACTAGCTGAATATTGTGCATGAAAGGAATTTCCAGAAATGGAGTTCCTTTTTTAATTTACCTAAAAAGGAAGGAGAAGAAATGAAGAGAGATTTTGCACTTATTTTGCCGAATCCAACAACGGCAGAGCATGATGTAATGACTATCACCATATTTGATAGTCCTACTGAAGCAGACATGGGGGCAAGGGCTATCTATGGTGCTACTGCATACGCCATGGAGTCCTCGATGTGGGATGTAAAAGAGCCTTGCATTTACAAAGAGGGAGCTTTTTACAATCTCAAAATGAAGGAAATGCGAGATGAAAACGGAGAGCTGCAGTTTGTCCGAGTTGGCGAAGAGAAAGCCGAGAGGATTCCTTCACAAGCGGAGCAGATTGCAGAGCTTAAGCGACAGAATGAGGAGCTTAGGCAGACCGTAAACAGCCTTGTGCTTGATAGCTTAGGAGGTGAGTAGGATGTATGAAACACTTTTAGGACTGGCAAGAGATGGACTGCTAAACAAACGGATGTTGGATAGGGCAGTCAAGAAAGGATGGATTACCAAGGCACAGGAGGAAGAGATTCTTCGTATTGCCGAAGATGGGAGAGAAGCCGGAGAGGGGGTGAATCATGATAGAACTAATAACGGATAAACAGTTTCTCGCTACAATAGTTGGCGTTATCTTTGCAAGTAATGGATTCTTTCAGCTACTTATGCTTATGTATCAATCCAAGGAAAAGGAGAAAGAGCGTAAGAGCCTGGAGGAGACTCAAAAAAGCCTTATCAAGAAGGAGCAGTTCGATGCGCTGTGTCACTGTGTCACAGGCATAGCGATGTTCAGAATCGCAAGAGAAGCCAAGAGATACATTGATAGGGGGTTCATTACATCGGAAGAGTATCACACCTTAAAGCACAATCTGTATGACCCTTATGAAGCTTTAGGCGGTAACGGGATGGCAAAGAAATACATGGGAGAGGTTGAGGAGCTTCCCATGCACGAAGGAAAGAAACAAGATTATTCAGAATAATAGGAGGAAAACAAAATGGATTTTGGAATTGGAAGCGTAGTAGCAATCACAGTAATTACATACCTTATCGGTATGGGGTGCAAATCATGGGAAAAACTGGATAACAAATTCATCCCTGTAATTTGTGGACTTGTTGGAGCAGTCCTTGGCGTAGTCGGTATGCAGACTATGGCGGACTTTCCTGCAAAGGATGTACTTAATGCCGTAGCCGTGGGGATTGTATCCGGGCTAGCCTCTACAGGCGCAAATCAGATCGGGAAACAGCTTTCCGGCAAATAATTATATTAGAGAAGCAAAACAAGTTTGCATGAGCAAGCCTGTTTTCCATTGATTTACATAACATAAACATTTCATTTAAAGAAAGAGAGGAAAGAAACATGAAGAAAAACAGACCTTTTGAGCGTTACGAAGGAATTGATGAGGACGCAAAGAGACAGGATGTGCCTGTGAAGGACAACAAAGCGGATAACAGCCCTCATCCTGTAGGCTATGGCCGCGGCAAAGGTGAGGACGATGTGATGCACGGACCCGGAGTCACTCCGAATCCGGATAAGTACACCGGTCCAGGAGTAGGACTTAAGAAGTAAATGCTTTTGGGGAGACATCGTTCTCCCCTTTTTTTTGTACCGTAAATCATATTAAATAGGAAGGAAATACTTATGAATCCATATCAAAGAGGACAGAGAGCCTTATGCGGTGACTACTTCAAATTTACACCTGATGGAGCAGGACGCTTTAAAAGAGCAGGGCGCTGGCATAAGCAACCGCAGAAGGGGGATGTTATCTTCTATTTCAGTGAGGCGCTAGGAAGAATCGGACACACAGGAGTAGTAGACGAAGTGCCATTGCCCGATTTAGCTGCGGTTGAAGGGAACACATCCGGAGCAGACAAGGATAGAAACGGTGGAGAGTGCCGGAGAAAAATCTATAGGAATTTTAAAGTGGGGGATAGGTCTTGGCCTTGTGGCTTTGGCAGGCCTATATTTGATGACGAGACTTGCTCTGTAGAAGAGTTCTTAGAAGTGGTTAGAGGGGAAATCGGCTACGAGGAAAAGGCTACCCCTCGAAATTTAGAGGACAAGCACGCTAACAGAGGGAAAAACAACTACACCAAATACGGCGTATGGTATAACCACGGAAAGGTTATCTCCGAGCCGTGGTGCGGTGAACTGGTAAGCTGGTGCTTCTACCAAGCTTGTAAACTCCATCAAGAAAGAAAAGCTTCCGCAGTGCAGCAGGAGCAACAGAAAGAGGGCTGGATTCAGCAGAACGACAAATGGCTGTACTATAAGGATAACGCGCCTGTATGCGGCAAATTTGAGTATATCAATGGCCGCTGGTATGTGTTCGATAACAGCGGATTTATGATCAAAGGCTGGTTCAAGTCTGAGGAAGGCTGGTATTATCTTGGAGAAGACGGAGGCATGCTTTCCGGACAGTGGCTCCAGGATAAAGGCAAGTGGTATTATCTAACTAAGTCCGGCTTAATGGCCACGAATGCCAAAGTAAAAAAATCGAAGGGTGACGGCTATGACTTTGTAGGTGCAGATGGCGTCTATGACACCTTTAAATCCCTGTTTACTAACCGGATGGAAGGCGTTGAGATTGTAGAGTGATGGTCATGACCAATTCATGACCAAATTTATCCGAAAAACAGGTAAAATGGTTTCCTTTTTCAGTGCATAGAGATTACTAAAAAGTAATAAAAAGCAAGAAAAAAGCTAGGTTTTATGCCGTTATTCGCATAAATCCTAGCTTTTTATCATAGCGACGAGGATGGGACTTGAACCCACTCGAAAAATGCTGTAGAACCGCATAAATTCGACATTCTTTAATTTGTCGTGACCAAAACATGACCAAATTTATCTATTTACTCCTTATTTACCACTTGTTTTGTCATGTGATCTAAGAACATTTTTGATTCTTCATGCAGGTCTTCCTGCAAAGCTTTTCGATAAATCCCCTTCATAACATAGTCACTTTTCCAGCCTCCAAGCTTCAGGATAATGGAGTCGTGGAGCCCTAGGGAATGGGCTTTGCTGGCAAAGAAAGACCTTAAGCGGTGAATTCCAAAGTGGGGCAAGCCTATCCGCTTTTCAACTATTCTCATATTGTCGTACATTTTCCCCAGGAATCCCTCATAGATACAGCCCTGCTCTCTTATCCTGTCTGCAAGCTCCTTCGGCAGCGGAATCTTTCTATTGCTTCGTTCTGTCTTTGTAAAGTTTTGGATTACCCATTTATTATCGCTGCCTTGCACCTTAGCCTTATTCACTGTAAGGATGTTGTCCTCAGACAGGTCTTTGATGGTTAATGCGCCTATCTCTGATCTACGAAGTCCTAGGGAGGCAAGGTAGAGCGGTACCCAGTATTTCTTCAAAGTGGGAGAGTCATCAAGGTAGGCGAAGAGCCTGCTTACTTCCTCATCGCCTGGCGTATAGATATCCTTTTGAA